GTCATATCCTCAATGATATATTCTTTATCATCTAAGGTCAAGACTGGCTTCTGTTCTTTTTGTTTTTTAGCCATTTTTGACTCCTTGTTTGTTAATTAATCTTCTTTCTTGCTATCTTCGTAAGCTTTTTTTACTTCATCTGTCCATAAAGCACCAGCTAAAGCTTGTATTTCTGCTGACTCTCCAGATACATCCATATCTGGTGTTAATACTTTTCTATGATACTTGTAAGAGATTTCTGCACCATCTTCCATGATGGAAGTTTTTGTACGTACTTGAATGTGTCTCCACTCTGTGCGAACTTCGTAATCATCTTTTTCTACTTTTGTTAAAGCCATATTATTTTTCCTTTTTAATTATCCAATTAACTAAAATATGTAAATACTGCATATATATCAGCAGAACCACTATTAACTTCACTTACCATAACATAATCAATATTGCTATTTTTTACAGTTTCAGCAAGTCTAATTGCATTAGTACCTCCAGAGGGAGCGATTGTTACATAATCACCACCAGCAAAGTTTATATTTTCTACTGCGACAGAACCATGAGAGTTGTTTGCTTGAACGCCTACACTAAAAGGTAGACCTTGTATAAAGAAATCATTACCCGATGTCATTCCAGAGGTTGAAACATTAATTAAATCCATTATGCAAGTAACTTGCCTACCTATTTTTATGTAATTACCTGTAGCTGTCCCAGCACTTACTGTATTACCACTACTTGAAGCATCTGCTGGTAATGGTGTCCATGTACCTTCTTCATAGTTATCTAAAGTGTTTGCATCGGAACTGTGTCCTGTAGCCGCATCATCTGGAAAGTTTATTCCTTCTGAAACAACTACCCCAGCACAATGAACTGTAGCACCACTATCTTGTGCCATATAAACAGCAGTTACATCTGCATTACCAAGTGTAACTGAATTTGCTCCTTGTCCTACAGCATCAGCACCTATTACAGTTTCATTGTTTATATTTGCTCCGCTACCTTCTGTATCATATCCAATAAAAGTAGATTTAGTAGCTCCTTCTGTTGTGTTTCCAGCTTGAAATCCTACTGCTGTACATTTACTTCCATCATCAACAGATTGTAATGATAAATAACCCACTGCTGTATTACCAGCTCCAGAAGTCAATGCTAAAAGGGAATTTCTTCCTATAGCTACGCTACCATCTGCATCAGAAGTTACATTTCCGCTTTCCATTGCTCCACTACCTATGGCAACAACACTATCTACATCAGTAGAAGCAGAAAGAGCGAAGTATCCTAAAGTTACATTATGATCGCCTGTAGTAAGGGCATCTGCTGAGTTTGTTCCTACTACAACATTAGCTACCGCATCATTTGCTGATAAACCAGCATTGTGTCCTATAAAAGTATTGTTTATAGTCCCACTTGCCACGGCATTTCCAGCTTTATAACCCAAAATAGTATTGGAACTTGTACTGTTTTGTCCCCCTGTACCACCACTATCATTATTACTTAGTGAGATTCTGGAGTTGGCATCGATAACCATTTTTTTACTTGCATTAGCAAATACTTCCATTTGCTCACCACTTCCACCATGACCATATCTGATAATACCTTTATACTGACCATCGCCACTTGTTGCATCTGAAAAATGAATTGCACCAAAATTATCTGCCCCAGAATAAATAGTCATTCCTTCGCTACCACTTCCAGAACCAACAATTAAGTTTTCTGCTCCACTTGAAGCGGCTGAATCAGTAGTTCCAATATTCACATTACCAGCGGATGTAATTCTCATACGTTCAGCATAAGAATCATTATTATTTGTTTTAAATATTAAATGACCAGACCTATTAGCAGAATTACTAAAATCCTCTGTTCTTCCAGCTAATATTCCACCAGCAGTTGCTCCGTTATGTGTAAATCTAATTCCTACTGTCTCATCTGTAGAACCACCACCAGCCGAATTATTAATAAATATTTCAGTTAATCCCCCATCTGTAGCTTTTGAAATGTGGAGAGGCACTGATGGTGATATGCCTATACCAACGCCTGTAGAATTAACAATCATTCTATCACTTCCAGAAGTAGCAAACTTTAATACTCCACTACCACTTTCTGCATTAAGTGTATGTGTGTCACCAGCACTTGATGTCGTTGATGCTGTCATTGTAAGATGCCTTAAATCAGAAGCATCATTTCCACTTCCACCACCTTCAAAATAAGTTCCTGTATCTCCACTTAATTCAACTTCCAAAGGAACGCTGGGATGATCGCAACCAATACCCAATCGTTTATTAGAAGCATCATAAGTCATTCCAGCAGTACCATTAAAATCTCTAAAAAATATTTTTTCAGTAGTTGTAGGTGCTTGTAGTAATAATCCGGTGCTTGAGTTACTAAATAAAGCATTATTGTCATTGCCTTCAACCCACCCTGTAAAACTTACATCTCCGCCAGATTTAATTCTCATGCGTTCAGCTATTGTTCCAGTTTCTGGCTTTGTGTAAAATAATAAATTTGCACCAGAATCATGGGCATCATTTGAGTCGCTAGTTGCAACTGTAGATGTAATATATGAAACTAATTCACCATCAGCATCATTACTGGCTGAATCAGTATTGTCTTTATTAACAAATTGTAAACTTCCTAAATTATTGTTATTGCCTGTTGTTGACCTTGCCAATGTTGTAATTGCCATAAATGAACCACCATCAACATCTAAAAATCTTGCAGATGTGCTTCCTATGGTAGAGTTAATAACAGAATTTGTTCCAATACCAATATTCCCAGTTGAAGAAATCGTCATTCCAGTAACTTCCGTACTAGCTTCACTTGTTCTAAATTGCAAGGAACCAGATTCATTAGCCCCACCTCTTACACCTACAATTCGAGCATAATCATGGTCACTTCCACCTTGATTATAAAATCTTATTTCAGCAGAGTCTTGACCAGAACTTGGTCTAGCAGCTTCTAGCTTTAAAACTGCTGAATTACTAGTATTAGCAGAAGCATCAATTTGAAAAGTCCCTTGTACTATTTCATCAAAAGCCTGACTACCTCCACCCTGTACAGTTAAATCGCCTGTAATCGTAACGTCACCTGAAATAGTATTGCTACCACCAAGAGATACATTAAGCCTGTTGTTAGAAGTATCAAGTACAGCGTTTAGTGCTTCTTGAGATGTGTGAGAATTTGCGGCTACGGAATTGCCTGAAGAATCTAGAAGTACCTTGTTTAGCACTTCTTTTGTAGTAAATTTATTTATGTCTGACATAATCTATCCTATATTTCCACCACCACCGCTTTAAAGCATTCATATAGTTAAATTATATGTCGTGAAACTTAACCTAGATCAAGACAAATAATCAATCAATAATCTTATGTAAAACTAGCTGGAACGACTGCTCTGGTTCCTCCAGTCTTACTTCTTTTCTTTGTGCCATATTTCTTAATGGCCATATCAAATTTTCTTTCATGTCTCATCATCAGGTTCATTGCCATCTGTGCCCTGTTACCATCGGATGTTTTTCCTGCACGATCCATGTACAAACACTTCTTTACATAATCCACAATCGCAGAATGGTATAAGTTATCAACATCTGGAGTATCCGTAATTGCTGTAACCTTATTAGGGTTTCCATAATAATGTATGAGTAGTCCGTTTGTAACCGAGTGGTCAAACGCTTGAAAAGCTTTTCTATCTGTTCTTGATTCACCTGTTGAAGAAAATGTTGTAATTAATCCTAAATGATCTCCTCTGATAAAGTACAATACCTTATCTTCTGGATGTTTTATATTACTAGCCATTATGAAGGCTCCTCTATTGCAGACTCTGAAGTAATATCAAACATAAGTGGCTCACCATCCAACACCCTTGGAATCCTTATGTAGTCACCTTCATTATCCATTATATCTACTCTATATACCTTGTTTATCCCCATTGCTTTATTAGAAGAATCTACAGCACTATCTGACAAATCATAAAATGTTTGATTAGCTTCGATGTTAACTTTTGCAGACATTGACTTTTGAGAGTATTGACCAAGTTCATTTAACGCATCGTTAATTAAAGATATAATATATGTTTCTGGTGCATCAGGAAAAACCTGTCTAACCCTACTGATAATTTGTTTTACTGTTAAAGAATGTATTGCCATTATTTTAACGCCTGTATTCCTTTATCATAATCTGCCTGTAATTTAGCTTGTTGTTTCTCATACTTACCATACTCACTTGCATCAGCCGCTAATCTTGCCTGTACTTCATTTCCGTAGGCCTGAGCAATATTAATTTTTGCTTGTATCTCATTAGAGTAACCTTGAGCGGCATTTAACAACCCGCTTACTACTTGACCATAGCCACTTACTTGAGAAATTCTAGCGTTTACTTCTCCAGCAAAAGCCTGTGCTTCATTTGCGGATGCATTAGCCTCAGACAAGAAACCATTTCCTACCTGAACGTGACTGGCCGCTAATTCCGTATCTTCATTAGAGGAGTTAGCTGAAATTACTGCTAAATCAAATTCTGAGTTAGCCAAAGCCACAGCCGCATTTATCTTATCAGCCGCAGTGTTAATAGCTGTTAATGCAGTATCTACATCAGCATCTACTTGAGTTGCAGATTCTCCAAGCTGTGTAACGGCATCGTCTACCTGAGTATTAATTAAATCGCATATAGCTTGAGTTTCATCTAACTCTGTGTTTATAGCAGTTAGGGCTGTTAAAACATCTGAATTAACAGACTTACTTGCCAATAGGTTTTGTAAAGATTTTATCGCACCATAAATAGGAACGAGGTACTCAGCATCATCTGGAAACTTAGCAATCGCACTGTCACCAAAAGCAACGGTAGGATAATTCAATGTATGCACATGAGCGTTCTGAGCGTTAGTAGGTGAAGGAACAACAACTAAGGTATTATTTGTAACG